CTCTGCTAGGGCCATATTAAGGGCCCCACTACACAATAAACCGTGTAGTGCCTACTTTCACCTCAGTAAGAGTGAAAGTAACCGATCTTTATGTTGGCGGAATCGGGACGCCCAGCGCGTTCCAAGTGATTCTTATCAGCATGAGGATGAATACCACGCTTCAAGAAAAACTTGAGGAGTGCACCGTAGTCGTCCAGTCTATCGACCGGAAGCCTACGACGGACAATAGCACCTCTTACAAGAGGACGCTGTAAATCCGAGTCAAGCTTATGGGACTCAAATCCCAGAAAGCTCAACTTGCCTAGCCCAGGGGCTGTGTCAAGAGTGGCGGGAAAGGGGATTAACCTCTCAATAACGCCATCCAGGTAGTTAACAGTTTTCCAGAGACCAGCTAAATATAGCTGATTTCGAAGAGAAACAGTTGACTCCAACTCCTCAACATGCTTCCGTTGTTTTGGGAGCATTCGACGGACACGCGTAATAGATACGTCGTGCCCATTATAGTACTCCTTACCACAAGACTCACGGAACTTACCGTTCCAGAAAGACTTGCGTTGATTGACCTTAAAGCCAAAAGCTTCAAGTAGATCAACAACGGAGCGCGTATATTCTGTGGGGACAATAATATCGTCCCCATAGACACGCACCTTTCCATGAAAAGATTTAATATCTTTCATGGTTAATGGATGCATTAGCTCCTGCTCAATCCCCATAAAGACTACGGTCAAAAAGACCATGGACTCAAAGGGAAAGCAAAGAGCTGAACCCATAGATGCAAACTTGGACAAATGGTGTAAACCATAGCCAGGTACATCAGCCTTGCGACTACGAGTAGCTTGAACCGCTCTATCAAGGAGCGGCCAACGGCTAAGCATCAGTCGTACATGCTGATTGGAAACACGATCAGAAGCTTCACTCAAGTCGAGTGTCGCCAGTTCGCCAGAAAGCGAACCGATCTTAGCCATTTCCTGATTAGGGATTTGGTCAAGACTACTGAGAAGAGGTTTCAGGATGTAATCCCTGTTAGTCTCTTCCACTATCATCTCAAGAACTGCCTGTTGCATAAATTGCATATAGGACGGTTCAATAGCGATGATGCGAGGTGTTTTCAGCGTCTTAGGAACGGTTATGACCCTAACAGGTCTTTCGTTCCAAGGTTCGCGGACGTCGACGCACTCCAGGTTAGCAATTGCTAACCCGAAACTAGATGAAAGGTGTTCCATAAATGGAAACTCCTCTTCCAGTCGGAGGCTCCACTCGCGTATACCGTATTTGTGGTTTCCCACAATGCGGTCCGCAGTTGAGCCTGGCCCGTGCTTCGGCATATATTCCCCTGAATATAGCCTATTGGCTATTTGGGAGAATATTGACCGAAAAAGCAAGGCAGAAACTCTTTGGTATGCTTGTACAATACGAGCATTGCCCAGGAGTCTGCCAGTGCTTCGAATCACGTCCAACTCACACTCCATAAATCCATCAAAGGCTGCGGCTACCCTGCTATCTGAGCAGGGTAGCTTCATCTTACCACACAACAGAGTAATCTGTCGTATGGCAAAGATACAGTCTATATCAGGATTAAGGAGAATGCATCCGCTAGACCGGTCAAACACACGATCAAGGAAACCTCCGAGAAATCGGGGGAGACCTTTCTGAAACGCAAAAGAGCGAAACAGAAGGTGATCTACCTTACCTAGCTCTAGACTTCTTTCGAAGTCTTTGGCAAAGTCGGGCAAGGTTATCGTTAAAAACGATAGCCCTTCGTGTTTGACACGGGTCTCGATAGTTTTTATATCGAGACTGGTGCTAACGCAACATAGTGTCTCCATATCATGGAGAACACTAGATAGGAGTAACATAAGGCTTTTCAAAAACTGCTCCTTAATTGAGTTAGTTTTTCCATAGCCATATATGTTTCGCCTTTATCAATGAACGTTGACAATCAATTCGATCGCCATTACGAAATTCACTACAAGGGAAACGGCAAAAACCGACCCCGAGATAATGAAAAATACCTGCCATTTAACAGGTACATCGTAATTGTTCATTCCTCTTAGATCTCCCCGCCCAAAAGCTGGGTGACCTTCGCACCAGAGCTTGCAGTAAGATACGCAACAAGCGCATCTGTAATCTGCTTCTGCTCAGTAACCGTATAACCTTGACGCGGAACGTCAACGACCATGTAAACACTCATGGATCGCAAAACATTCTGCGCTGAGATCAACGGATCTGCGGCATACTTCTGGTGATCAAGACGGATCTGCCTACGAGTCCTCGTTCCATACTGGTTCGAGATTCCGAGAGCAACCGTCCCGTCCGTGTAAGTAAACTTACCCGAGTCGGTGCCTGAGCTAGTTCGCGGAAGCGAAAAAGCTACGGCATTGATAGTGACTGATTGAGGATCGGCGAAAGCCATGGCATTACTCCATTAGTGTTAAGCCCTTTTGGGGCGTGTTGAAAGACACTCACGAACGAGAGTGCCCCTCCTATCTCAAGGAGGTTGGCGTCTTGGTTAATCCAAGTGCAGCCAATATGGCCCACTGCTGGGGAGAAAGTGTCCCCAGGTTGATGCCAAAACCATAAGGCGTAGCCCGTATTCGCTGTTTCCTAGTAGTTACGGAAGTAAGCGTCACGGGACCGAAAAGGTCCATAAGACCATGACGGTATACAGTTATATCAGAGGTGACCACATCGGTACACATGAGATAACCGTATCTAAGTACGAGCCCGTCAGATTGGAAAGATTCAATATTGGACAAAACATCTCCAACGTTGAACCACCAGTCGACGAGCCAGCTCCACGGTTGGAGTTGCCAGAGGACTTCAGGCGAAAGCCTTGCTCCTACGAGTTTTCTCGCAAGAGCAGCATACTTACTAAGATTATCCAAAGGATCAATTCCCTCGGATAAATAGTATGTATACGATCCGCTGAACCAGATCTTACGATCATGGTTAATCCACCGTTCTCCTCTCCCTCCAATGTTTCCGCCAAGTGCGGTAAACAACTGAGTATCCTGGTTTCCAAGACCATCAAAAGCAGTGCTCATGATGACGTCAGAAACCGTTGATAGATGCTCATGAATGTCAGGAAAAGTGTATTTCCGCCGGATATTACGTCCGGAATCACGTAAATACTGCTTAACTAGCTCGTTAGAGCTAATGACAGCATTACTGATTTTCATGATGTCCTTCTCGAGAGGAGCCCAACCAAATTCGAGATTCAAGTACTCCTTACCCGCAGAGCGGGCTAGGGCAGCACGAGATTCGAATCGTAGAAGGTTTCCTACAACATCCGGCACTCCGCCGGGTTGTCGAAGTTCACCAAGAGCTTCAGCCATGTCGGAAACTGGCTTAGTCGGTATGGTTTTCTTATATGCAGTTGTACCATAGAGAGTACTGTCAAAAGACGGTACAGGTCTATATACGCTGCCAGAAAACCACGCACTACTTGGAATTAAAGGTCCACGGTACCTTGCGGCACTGTTTGACCTCTTAAAATCCACAAGAGAATGGGATAATTTCCATTCCTGCTTGGTAGTGTCAAAAGGATGGCCGTTATCATACGGCGAATATTCGAGCCAGTTGCGGGAAGAAATTTCCTTTAACTCGGCAAGAACAGGGTCCTGGTCGACTATAGCCCTACTACTTCGAAAGGAAGTAGTAGTTTGGGTTGGCGCGGTAACAATAACGCCCGACTTCTCGGATTGAGAAGCGGGAACGCCGTTATTATGCAACCATATTGACGGAGTCTCGTTAACTTGAAGTTTCCGAGACTGTGTAAATATACCACCCATTTTGAGAGCTCCTTATAGTTCACTGATAATTGCCCGCAGTCTTAAAATACACTGTTCGTCTACGAGCGAGTGCTAGGATTGTGTCCTATGATGCGTTAAAGCACCGGGTAGCCCCTTAAAGGGGGC